TAAATACATACATGTTTAAACAAGGTGGGAGCTTTCTTTGTTTACTCTCACCTTGAACCTCAACAGTAGTTTACAATAGAGAAAATAAGGACTAAGATTAAATAGGAGATTACATAGGAGAACTATGATTTATCAAGTACAGAGTACAAGTGTTTATGGTGGTACTGTGACATGGCAGTACGACAATGAACATGATGCGAAGTGCAAGGTAAGGGAACTCAAAGACTTAGGTGGTATGTTTATCGTTAAGTTAATTGAGATTCCAATAGAACAACAAGTAGTTTAAACAACTATCAACAAGAAGGAGGAAGTATGCCAAATGGCAAAGGGGGATTCTTTACCCCAGAAAATCTAAAGAAGTGGGGTATGGATTTATCTAATGCTTGTGGAGGAGCAGTAGTTATTAAGTCCAAGGTGTTGAGGAAGCCAGAACCAAGAGTTGCAAACATATTATTAGAGGAATTTGTAGTTGCTTACAATGAACAGTTAGCAATTATGAATGAAGAAAGTAAGGAGGAAGAAGAGTAATGGAATTATTTATATGGGTACCAATCATGCTAACAACTATAACATTGTTAATTGTTCTAGTGCTAGTACTGGTTGCATACATACTAACTAATAAACCAATGAGGGTTATCAGTTTAAACAATGATGCAATAGATTTCATTGATGAGTTACAAATAGATATTTATGAGGAGGACTATGATATTACAGATAATTAATGATAAGGATATTACTGGTGTAGAGGGCAAAGTACCCTACGCTAATGGTGTTGAGATGGAGTATCAGCACATACCAGAAGGTAAACATGAGGACAGAATAAAAGCATTAACACTACAAATACAAACTGCTAGAGAGATTGAAAAGAATCTGTCTCTACAAAGAGCTAGACTATTAGAATACATTGTAGAAGAGAATAAGTTATCAGTCATACAGTGTGCAAACATTATGAATGTAAGCAGACAAAGAGTGTATAAGATAATTGAATCTAATAAAGACAAACAAGAGGAGGAATAATGGCTAAATTTAATTTAGATAATTACGAAACAGTAGAAGAAAGATTAAAAAAGTTTTGGAAAGATAATCCAAATGGTAGGGTAGAAACAGAAGTTGTACACATAACAGATGATGGAAAATGTGTAACAATTAAATCTGCTATCTACAAAGATATTAATGACACGCATCCAGTAGCAACTGGGATTGCACAAGAAACTAAAGGGCAAGGTGGATTTGCTAACGCAGATGCCTGGATGGAGAACTGCGAAACGAGTTCATTAGGAAGAAGTCTTAGTAACTGGATGTATCAAGGTGCAAACAAACCCAGACCAAGCAAAGAAGAGATGTCTAAGGTAGGTAACCAAGATAAAGTACAGGTTACTAAGGTTGACAATCGTAAGAAAGAAAACAAACCTAGTGATGAGAGCCTGTCTAGTTTAGAAGAAGCTAAGGCAAAGTTTGATGAAGACATTGGAGTGAACAAAGAAGTATCATCTAACAACGCAAGTCAAATAGCCAAGCTAATTGCAGGATGGGGATTACCTAAAGCTACAGAAGATGAAGTAAAGAAAAAATCTTTTAATGAATTTATTGGAGCAGGACACAGTAAAGATGTAGAGAGTTGGGATAACGATACCATTGGAGCGTACTTAGATTTGTTTGAATCTATTGCAAACGAGCAACCTAAACCTTCTGATGTAAAGATTGTTGAGGATGTATTTGGAGAAGTCAAGGACTTAACTAAAGCCTGTCCAGAGTGTGGTGCCACTGAGTGGATAGAGGACAATAGACAAAAGAAACAGGATGACCCAGACAAGTATGGCAAGATACCAAGTTGGAGTTGTAACAAGTATCCAGCTGGTGGTAAGCATGGTTGTGGCTGGACTGGTTGGGGCGACACTGATTGCCCAACAGAATGGCTTTAGAAGATAACAATATATCAATTAATCTGGATAAGTTAAAAGACAAGTTAAAGAAACGCTATCCAGATTATAACTTTGATATAACACCAGAGCCAGATACACGACACAAGTCTCCATTCATTTGTAAAGACAATGATATATTTTATACAGATGCAGAGGGTAATAAGTATTGTGGAGCAAGATACAAGCATGTAGAAGATGACAATATTTATAGGTGGGAATACAAAGTTTGTCATGCACTGGTAGAAAAAGCAGACCAAGGTGCAGACCAAGATGAACTCCCATTTTAAAATGGAACAAAGCGATAGACCATATCAAGATAGAGTTAAAGATAAAGTAGGCAAAGAAGCAGAAGATAACTTTGAAATCTATCTAACACAACTAGGGTTAGTCAAACAAAAACAATGGATGAAGACTGGCACTAGCCCATGGGAACATGAGATGCCACTGTTCTGGTTGTACACATTCATAGCAGTTAACCCAGACTACCTAGTGTACATACAAAACGAACTACGATTGTGTGAAGTTAAAGGTACAACTAAGTTAAAGCTAGATGACTACCAAAAGCTATATCAAATGCACGAAAAGACTAGGCTGTTTAAACAAGTAGATGTTGGTATATATTATTACAACAGTTTCTATAAAGGTTTTAAATGGATACCATTTGTTCAAGTACAAAAAATGTGGAACGAAATGAAACACTGGGGAACATATCCTGAAAAAGATTTCCAAGGTAATCCTAAACTGTTTAAACAACTACCCTTTAATAGTTTATAAAGGGCAATAATTATCCCACCCTTTGTCACTTATAGTGAAAGTCAGGACTCCAGGGTGTGACCATAGTCCAGTTTGTGCAGTAAAGTCTATGCTCTGGTCTATTGATGGTGCTTGAAACCAAGTTCTATCACCTTGTTGTTTCATTCTTAGGTGATGGTAATGAGCAGTTACTAAAATCTCTGCATCTCCTACTGGTAGCCACCCATACATTTGACCTTTCCACCACTTCTCAATCTTAGCTTCTGCGTTGCCACCTCCACCACCTGTCATGTGACCATGTGTAAAGGCAACTGTCTTACCTTTTACCATTATCGTTTGGTGAAAGCCAGAAGGAACATTTACTTCTACCTTCTTATATCTCTCTGGGTTAGCCTTCATAATTTCTTCACATATTTGTAAGTGCATTGTGTCAGAGTTATCAAGTCTTGATGTAGCAACCTGACCTTTACTTGTTCTTGACATCTCGCCATGATTACCAGGAACACCTGCCAAGATTAACTTAGGTGCATGAGGTAGGAAGGTGTCAATAGTTTTCATTATCATTGACCTTGCTAATGCGTATTGCTCAATCAGTGAGAGAGAAACATTGTGTGGTTGACTCTCGTAAAAAAATGGCGTACAGTTTTCTGTGAGGTCACCTAAACCTACCATATAGATTTCATCTATTTGTACTCCAAGTTTACGCAGGTCTTTAATCCTGTTCACACCATCTTGTAATGCCCTATCGTATCTCTTGATTGTGTTCTCAACTCCATAGTCCTTCTTCCCCAGTTGCCAGTCACTCATAAACCACATGAATGCTGTGTCACCTGGGTTAAACTTCTTAGTTATAGGTGGTTTTTTCTTAGCTTGTTTAAACAAGGCTTGAAAATATTTGTCATGCCCTGGTTTTTTCTTTTTAACTATGCCTTTAAACGCATAAAAGGTTTCTGTTTTACCACCTTTAAGTTGTACATTCCAACTAGAAGCACGAACACTACCTTCTATCTGGTAATGTTGAGGGTCAAATCCCCATTCTCTAAGTATAGAATCTAGTTTGTTTCTGTAGTGTGGGTCTGTTCCAACATGTGTGATTTCACCCATGCCAGTTTGTTCATTGACTTCTAATCCTGGTTGCCACCCAGTTTTATAGAAATTGTTTCCCCATTCTTCTGGTACTTTAGGCATTCTATCCTCCTTTGCCCTGTTAATCTCAGTATACAGGGGTAGTGTGATAGTTTTTTATTTAGATATTTTTTTCTTTGCGAACTCTTTGACTACTACTAATGCAGAAGAACCACCTGCGATTGCAGCTAATTGTAAAGCGTTAGCATCAACACCAACTAAAGGTGAGATAGTTAAAGCACCTATAAATGCTTCAATAAATGTCCAAACAGTTTTCTCAATCATTGATTTTATATCATCATTCATTGTATTAATTTTCCTAACTTTAATTTTCTTTCTATACTCTCTAGTTTAGTAAAGATGTCATCAAGTTTCTTCTCAAAACTATTTGGTATGTATATATCTGATGATGAAGCATTAGATATTACAGGACGTTTGGATAATCCAAGTAGAATGGAAATAAATAATCAAATGATATTATTATCTAAGGTAGATGATGGAGCCCCATTACTGGCTCTGGCTCAGGACATTG